CAGCAGCTTCGTTGTTGAGCTCAATTGCAACTCCATAACTGGTAGGTTTATCTGTTAAGCTTCCATGATCAGCAGCAGCAATTACATCTGAAGTATTTAATAATCTAATTTGTGAACTTGCACTAAAAGAACCATTTACTTCGATTGAAGTTTTAAGTAATAACTCTGTTGATGATGCTCTTAATACAACACCATACCAATTTGAACTTGACTGTAAAGATGCTAGTGTAGAAAGTTGTGATCCATTTTGATATACATATGAACCTTCTGTAAATTCTGAAACATCTGGACTATTTGAAAGTGCAATCGATGCAACATAATTAGGTACATGGAATCCATCTTCTAATAAGTTTTGTGAAATCTCTGTTCCATTTTTATAAACTCGTACTAATCCAATATTATAAGATTCTGCGACTAGTCTATCAATATTAGCTGCAACTATAGTTCCTGTACCATCTGTAATATCTTCAGCAGCATTAAATGTTCCACTTGTATTTTTAACTAATATTTTTTCTTGACCAATAACAGATTCAATTGTAGCACTATATCCACCTGATTGTGATAGTGTTGCACCATTAATAAAAGAAGCTGGAATTGTTGGTGAATCATTTAATATAATATATCCACCAGTATTATCAAGAGTTTCTTCTGGCTTTAATTCAAATCTAACTGATTTTGCATCATCGTCAGATTCTTTAAAGAATAAATCTCCTGCAGATACATCAACCCAATTATAAGTTTTATCTGAAAGATTACTATTTAATTGTTCATTATCTCCAAGATGTAAAGAGACATCATTCGTCTTTTGACGAAACTGTTCTAAGGTATCGGATTTATAAACTCTTGTTTCTTTATTTGCCATTATTTACTCAAACCTTTAATTAATTTTTTTAATTCAGCAACATCTTTTTCTAATTGCTCAAATCTTTCTTCTTTATTTTTTTGGTTTAACATTTGCATTCTACGCTTAGCAAATGCATTACTATTAGTATTTATAACTGCTCCACTATTTGTATCTTTCACTAAATCAGGATTTTCTTTTATTCTTTTCTTAGCCATTCTTTATCCTATGTTGCGCATATTGCTCTAAAATCTTTTACCATCGGTGGTTGAGATGAACTTTCAGCTTTTAATACGATCTTAAATTGTATTGAACTAAAAGATGAATTTAATCCAAATGGATCTATATCATATTGAGCTTCTTGGAATCTTGTAGCATTAAATGGTATTGTACCACCTACAGGTGATGCTTGGGTCCAATCTACTGAAGTAATATCTTCATCACCTTGAGTTGCTCTCCAATATAAATCTATATCAGATCCACCAGGTTTTAATGCATTAATATAAACAGTTGCGATATCTGCCTGTTCTGCTAGCTCTACTACTTTAGTTATATATCTTGCGGATTCTGCCCCACCAGTTGCACTTGTTTCAGAACCACCGTCATTTGAAATAATATTTTGAATTGTATTAACTGATAATCTATTCATATCAATGACTGGTGATAATGCTTCATCTGTTGTTGATAATTCGGCTGTTAATTGGAATGATTTAACTCCACTTAAATTATTTGTCTCATTAATAGCAGAATATATTGCCATTGGTGTAGCAAAATAATAGTTTTGATTTGGTAATATTTCGTAACCATCTGTGCCTGATGTAGTTAATTGGAATGCACCTTCGCTTCCATCAGCACTTCTACTTGTATATGTTTTTAAATAGAATCTTACAGATGTTCCAGGAACCTGCATATTTTCAATGATTGGGAATAATACATCTAAGTGTCTATTCTCTGTTGCAGTAACTCCACTTCCTCCAGCATAAGCACTTCCTGCAGTGCCAGCCGTTGTGCTAGCAGTAAATTCATAATAATCATGGCCAAATGCAGTAATTGTATGTGTTCCATTTAAATCAGAAGCAGGTATACCATTGAATGGACCACCTGTTACTCCAGCAATTGTTACACTATTACTTGTACTATACATACCATGATTCTTATGGAATACTCTTACTGTTGCACTACTATCTGTAATATAAAATGGGTTAGCATTTAATTTCTTAGCAGGAACTACATCGTTACAGAAAGTAATTTTTGAACTTGATCCTGTAAATGATGCTCTATTTAATTTGAATTTTAAATCTTTAGATTGTTCTGGTGTCCATGTTGAAGCATTTGCTGAACTAAAGAATACACCATTATATGGTTGTTTTGTAATTCTTTGATCAACATCAGTAACATCAAATCCACCCATTTCAGCAATCCATACTTCATAGTTATCACATTGTGAAGTAAGTACTATTGCGTATTCAGTATCTTGTGAAAGATATACTGGATAATCAAATGCAAAGTTTGTAGCAGTTGCGGCAGTTGATGATACATTAACTGAGCTTGGATATAAAATCTTATCAGCTCCTGGTACTATTCTTTGTGTAGGTATACCGTTTTTTGTAGTTCTTACTGTAAGTCTAACTGGTATATTATCATCTTTTGATCTAAAATATATATCAATTGACTTCATAAATATACCACCTGCTTTGTCTATTAAAATAGTTTCAGCAACTGGATCAATCCACTCTGTTGTTTCAGATACATTTGTATCAACTAATGTTCTATCTTCTCTTACTTCTGATTGTACTAATCTTGGTACTTTAGTTGAAACAATTCTTTCTTCTGATGTTTCTAGTAATCCTTGTGCATGGTATTGAGCTTCAGCATAAGTGGTTTCAGTAGATCTATCATTTGTAGAACTATCTGATAATCTAAATTCTCTTACACCAGTTGCAAATTTTAGTGCATCATTTCTTGGTATAATAAATGAACCTTCAATTACGCCTGATCCATTAGATATTAAAGCACTTGCACCACCTAGGTCTGGGTGAACTGTATCACCTTCAAATGTTGTGACTGAAGATCTACCAGAAAATTCAACAAAAGTTTTTTCTTTTATATAATCTGATATGTCTGCACCATCAAAGAAAGCATATACCTGTGTATTTGGTTTTAATAATTCTGCTTTAAAGAAAATTTCTCTTGATCGTATAAATGGTACAAAGTTAGTTTCAACTACTCTTCGTCCATTTGTTCTTGTAACTGTATCAAATGCTAAATCTGTTTTAATACCAGATCTTGATTGACCAGTTGTAGTTGTTGTCGTTGTAATTGTTGTTGATTGTTGACCACCACCAGCTGTTCCTATATCAAAGAAATCAAATTCTGGTTCACCATCAATCCACCACCAATTTCTTGCTTCAACTGGTTCTTGTCTCTGTCTTCTTGCTGGTGGTGTTCCTGTAACATCATTTTGTGTTTCTACTTCTACACCTGTCCAGTTTGTTTCCCACTCATTCCATACTGTTCCAAGTATACCTTGTTCTTCAGCTAATTTTTTAAATTGATCATATGATGATGAGTCATCAACTACTACTGATGGTCTTACATCTACTTCTTTCCATTCATCAGAATCTGGTGAAAGTTTAACTGTACCTGCCCAACTAAATACATTATATGGATTGACATTTGAGAATGTTGATGCATAAGGCTGATTAATATAATTAACATCGGTTGTCATTGGCATAGTGACTATACCATTATTAATCACTGATGTTCCTGTATCCCCTGATATTCTTATTAAATTTACATTTCTTTCATCAAATTTAGGTCTAAGTAATCCATTTTGTTTATCAACTGATACAGCATAATCAATATTACTTGTATCTCCAATGCCATGATTAGTAAAATTATCAACAATAAATCCATTCTTTAATCGTGAAGCTCCTGTTGAATCTAATATATCAACATCAGCTGCACTTTGTTCTAATAAAGAAAGTGATGTAAAGTATTCTAAATTTTTAACTCTTTTTTCTATGGAGCCTATATCTCTCATAGTAAATCGTTTGTTATCCACAAGTTGTGGTTTAATACCATTTAGTGAAAAGACATAGGGTGATAATCTTAGGTTATAGATACCCATAGCATCATCTGGAACTTGTGGTGGTTTAGGATTATTATCTGGTACACCAACTGCTACTTTAAATTCGCCTCTTCTAGTTACATATAGTTTATCTACTCTTGGTAAATAGTGAGTTAGGTCAGTTATAAAACTTTGGCTATTTGATGGAATTGATGATAATGAAGCTCCTGTTCCAGTAAATCCTGTACCTGCATCATTAATTCTTGGTCTAAAGTCTATACAATCTCTTAATTGAACGGTTCCATTAATACCTGTAAATGTTGGAATAGATGCATAATCTGCTGTTGGATATGAATCTACACTAAAGAAATCTGAAGTACCTGTATGTGTATAATAATTAAAATCTACATCAATTGCACCTGGATTTGATTCTCCACTCTTTAAAATAATTTTTCCTATTCCATAGTAATTATCTTTTTGACCATTATCTAAAGTAAATCTACTTTTTACATCTTGTCCATTAGCATCTGTGATAGAATTAATTTTAATAATATCAGCTTTACCTAAAGAAAGTTCATTACTTACTAATGATTGACCACTAAGAGTTGCATTTGTGTTTTGTTTTGATTTTGCTTGTTGACCAGCATAAGTAACATCAACTGCATAAAATATTTGATCATTAGCACCTAATGAAACTGCACTACCATTAATTGTTGTAAAGGTGATTGTAGTACCACCACCACTAATTGTACAAGTAGGTGATGCATCTAATGCACCATAAGTCCCTGTACTTGTATTGTAAATATATGCTACTACATTTCCTGAGTTAATATATGTTGCACCACTAATTGTATCTGAAGCTGTTGCGGATGCAGTATTAAATGTTTGTCTTACTGTAAATGAAGTATTATAAGAAGGTGAAGCAATTGTAGATGCTGGATCTCTTAATGTATCAATAGCGGCATAAGGTAATTTATAAACTAATGTATTATTATTTGTACCATATAATGTTTTATCAGATGTTAAGTTAGCTTGAAATTTAACTGTACTAGAATCATCCCATTGCACACTTGCAACATTTGCAAATGTATTACTACCTGTAAATGATATATCAAATAAGTAAAGATATAATTCAGTAGAGCTAGAGCCTTCAGTAATACCTCTTACTCTTGCAGTACCTATAACACTACCACCACCATTAGCTGAACTGTGTAAATTAATAGAACTAAAATTAGTAATATCAGGCATTCCAATTGCTGCCGATTCTGCCAACTTAATATAGTTTCCAAGATTTAATGTTTGTGTTTCCTGATTAACATCGACTTTAGCATCTGTTCCACGTGGTTTATCAACTTCAACATATTTAGTTGTTGTATTTTCTACACGGAAACCTTTTACATATGATATATTCGGTTCAATACCAATTGCTAATTTATCAGCATCTCCACCATTCGCAGCTATTAAGTAACCATTATTACTTCCAGTATCTAAATGTTCTCTTACATTTAATTGATATGGATTTAACGAGTAATCACCTGATTCTTCAAATGTTCTTCTTGCAAGTCTTTCAGATAATTCAGTATCATTATTTTTATCTGTTTTATCAGCCCTTGCTTTACCATCTTCAATAACTAATAGTGTAATATAACTATCTTCTGTTCTATTGGCAAGGTCTGGGTCCTGCTTAATAAGGGTTGTTGTAATTTGATATCTATCAGCACCTGGAGCTGAATAGTTAGGTGTACCTTGAGCATTATCAACGAGATCTGAATCGCTATCTGATGATATCGTATTTTCTGTAACTTTTAAACCAACAATATAATTTGGAGTGTTTGTATATTTGTCAAGAATTAATGTACCAGCTGGAACATATACAAAAGAACCAGCAATAAAATAAACACCTTCTTCAATATTTACTGCAGAACCCTGACCAATAGGATTTGTAATTGATGAAGCAGTATTAGAATTATCAATATTGGATCCGCCTCCGACCATACCAAACGGACTTCCTGTTCCATCTGATTGAAATAATTCTCCTGCAACAAACTTTTGAACTGTTCTATTTGTTCCACCAGCAGAGTTATATTTAATATATAATGTATTTGGATCTGAACTTTCTGATGCAACAACACTTAATACAGTAGCTGTAACTTGATTTCCAGAGTTGGCAGTTCCAGTAATTGTACTACCTACAAAATCACTTAAATAAGTATCTGAGTTTACACTTGCAGTTCCATTCCAAAATGTAGATTCAATTTTAATATAATCATATTCTACATTCAGAGTCGCTTTACCATTTATAACTCTTGATCCATCTTTAAAGGCAAATTGACCATAGCGATCTATTTGTGCTTGAAGTGCAGTTTGTAACTGTGTTAATTCACGAGCTTGAACAGAATATCCTGGCTTAAATAAGATTCTATGATAATTTTTTGTTTCATCAAAATCATCCCAGTATGGAGTTCTATTATAATTTTTTACTACTGTTGTTGCCATAAATTTTTCCTAATATTATATCTATATTAGAATTCTAATATAACTTTAATATCTTCAATCTGTGTTGTTGTTCTATTAATTGGATCTCTATTCTCTAAGAATAATACTTCACCACTTTGTCTATCAACTTCAGGATTTCCTACTGCACTTGCAGATTCAAGAGCTCCTGTTGTAGTGCTTGTTTGTCCTTGTACATCTTCACCATCAGTAAATGATGCATAACCAGTTTTATCATTTTGATGATAATGGATATATCCATTTGATGAGTCAATTTCAACTACAAATGCTTGAGCTCCTGATGTTTGACCAACAATTAATTCATCAACTGTATAATCAGTTACATCAACTGCAGAATCAAAATCTAAATAATTTGTAGCTTTTAATGTATCTGCAGATGCGATTGCTCCTGCTAATGGAGTTGCATTATAGACTCTTGGATTTTTCAATAACATAATTTGTCTGAAATCATTACCTACTGTGATATCGCCAGAACCTGCAGCACCGTCTAATAAAACATTAAGTGACATAAAGAATCCACCAAGTTCATCTCTTGGATTGACTCCATGTCCTTCTTTAGGCGCCAATACGGCTCTTGCTCCTGCATCGGATCCACCGCCACCTGAAAAAGTAATATCAGCTACTCGATAATTTGTTCCTTTACCTGTTACTGTCACAGCTGTAACTGCTCCCGCAGAAACTGTAGCTGTAGCTGTTGCACCTGAACCATCACCAGTAATTGTAACTGTTGGTGCTGATGTATAACCTGTACCACCTGCAGTCACTTCAATTCTTTCAATACCAGCAGCAGTTGAAGAATCTCTTGATGCTTTTTGGTTTAGATATTGTGCAAAGTCTGCTTCTGTTAATGAAGCCTCTGCTGCAGCATCAGATGCAAATGCAAATGTGAGAATATCATTTGCTGTTAATGATTGCGATGCAGAAAGCGTTAATGTATTACCAGTTCTTGTAGAAACTGTTGGTGTACCAGAAACATTTGAACCAGATACTGTCATACCAGGTAAAATATCTAAGTTAGCACCTGTTAAAACTACGGTATCACTAGAAGATGTAGTGGCAGCAACCACTCCTTCTGTACCAAGTGATACTGTTTTAACTGGCATATAACTATTTGTTAAGAACTTTTCAGCATCTGCTACTGAAATTGTATATAAGTATTTCCAAGTATATCCATCTGATTCTGCTTGTGGATCTGTAAGTGTTTGAGTAGGTTGAATACTTGAAGCACCACCTCCCGCTTTAATACACTTATATACTTTAAACTCTGATGTAACTACATAAAATGCCTTATCGAAAATTGATGCGTCGTCTGAATCCCATGCTACATAACTATTACCTGATGTCCAAGTATATCTTGGAATAACGTGTGAAAGATCACTTGATGCAACTTTCTTTAAACCCATTAGGTTAGCTCTTGCTTCGCCTAAAGCATCTAAATGATCATAAGGTGTGAATGGTGTAGTATCCGTTGTATCTGATGTCGTTAATGACCATACATCTGATTTACCAATAGAAACATACACTACGTTATTTGCTACATCTTCCTTAAAGTTATTTGCATTTAGAACTCTAAAATTTGATGTTACTATTGCTGCCATAATTGTTTTCCTTTATTCTTCAATATGTACGAATGTATTCGTATTATAGTTATTTATAACAGTTGAGTCAAGAGTTTGTATTTGATTTGCTCCTAAAAACTCAATTGTTTGGTTTGTATTATAAAGTCTAGCACTTGAGAAGAAATTATCTGTGCCTTTCCTTTGTTTATATCCATTATTTATTATAGTTCTAAATGATGGATTTTTTAATGTTACTAAATGCTCTGGCAAAAATCTATCAGCAACTGGAGTTTGTTGAGTAATCGTATAATCTAAATCCATATTTGCTGTTGCAGCTGCATTAGAACCATCTCCTGTAATTGTTATTGTTGGAGCAGTTGTATAACCATCTCCACCAGTATTTACTGTAATTCCAGTTATTGAACCTGATGATATTGTTGCTGTTGCAGTTGCATGCTCTCTTGCTCCTCCTCCAGAAAATGTTATCGTTGCTTCAGTGTAACCTGATCCTACATTATCCATAGTAATTGAATCAACAACACCAATAATTCCATCTTGTAATCTCACACCATCATATAGTGTATATCCTCTTAATGAAGCAGAAGCTTGTACAGGATTTATTTGTCTGCCAAGAGTAGGAATATTGTTTGTATGATTTAAAGATAAAATTAAAGTTTCTTTTTCATCTTTAACTCTTTGCTCATTACTTACTGCACTACCAAGTCGGACAATAGGATCATCAATATAACCTAAACCTGCATTTGTGATATTTACCCCTGTTATTTCTCCTTCAGAATCAAGTGTAAATTCAGCAGTTGCTGTTACATTTGAACTTAATAAATTACCATCAGCATCTTTTGACTGTGGTTCAGGGAATACAATTGTTGGTGCAGTTGTATATATTTTATCTGCTAAACCTGCTAGAGATACAGATGCAATTGATGTTGCATTTGGATTAGCTGCTACTGTAGCAAATAATGATGTCCAACCTCCACCTTCAGAGTTAATTGTTACATTATCAACATCTAATCTTCCATTTGAATCTATTCCTATTGTAACAGTAGGTGCGACTCCACTACCTGGTGATTGTTCAACACCACTAAATGAGATTGAAGGTGCACTTGCATAACCATATCCAGGTTCTACAATAGTAACACTTTGTAATAATCCATCAGTCTTACTTGCAGTTGCAGTTGCTGTTTCACCAGTAAAGCCATGATCTGTTCCACCACCAGCTCCACTAAAGTTAATTGCAACACCAGGAAAATTAATATGATCTTCTAATTGAATTGTTGTTGATGTTGGAGTTGCTAAAACTCGATATTGTTGTCCAGTAACAAGTCCACCAATTGCTAAATTACCACCCGAATCATATGTAACTACAGAGCCAATAGGCAAAGCAGAAACCTCAGCTGCTTGAAGTGTAATTTGATCGGTTGTTGTATCAACTGTTTGACCTAATCCAAAATCAGATCCATCAAAAACAATTCTTGTTGGAGCAGCAATTGATAAGGTTGGCACATTATAATCTTCACCACCATCTGTAATTGAAATACTTGTTACTTCTCCTGCTCCAAGATTAGCAACTAATATAGCTGTTGTAAAACCTGATGGTGTGCCTGAATCAGATGATGTAACAACGGGAGGTGCTGTATATCCACTTCCTCCGTCTGTTATTGTAATTGAACTAATGACTCCATTCTTTAATGAAAGTGATAGCGTTCCTGTTTTATGGATTTTGGCTTCAGTACTTGGTAAAAAAGTAGAAGCAAACATTTCCACAAGTAATGGAATATCTTCTGGTCCTATCACACCAGGTTGGATACCAGGCATAGATGCTTTATTTAATGCTGCAGTTAATGTTGCATCAACTAATTCTAAGAAAATAAGAATTTCTGCAAAATAAATAAACCCAGCTGGATGTACTAATTTATCATATGCATATTCCCAATCAGATAAATTCTTACCAGTTTTTATTATATAACTAAATTTTTGATAACGTAAACTATCTTGTAACTTAATATTATATGATAAGAAACCTTTATTATCTAAATAAGTACCTCTTGGTACAAATTCAATAGTAGCACCATCAGGTAAAGTAACAGGATCTGAAAGAGTAATTGTTGTTCCACTAATTCCAGCAACACGGATATCATTTAATTTTGTGTATGTTGATCCATATACTAATTTAGATGAGAGTCGAATGTTTTCATCTGCAGTATCAATTACCACAGTTGTACTTGCAGTTACAGTTCCATTTACTGTTGAGGTAACTGTACCTGGCTGATCCCAATCTCCTGATGATGGAACCAACGTTTCATTATATGGAAACTCAACTTCTACACTATCATTAAAAAGAAGTCTAAAAAAGATTTCAATTGAATCAGAGCTTCCTCTTAATTTATAGAAATCAATAATACGTTTATAAAGATTTCTTTTATTTACGGTTACACCTCTTGGAATTGCAGCTGCAATCTCCTTCTGCATGAGTTCTAAATAATTAGTCTCATTACGATCAATATCCATTGCGGCTTCAATGTTATTCATTACCCACGATGGACCTGGACCTACCCAGTATTTTACAATTGTTGTTAGTGTTGCGGTATAACCATTATAACCATTTAAACTTAATACAGTAAATGTTTTACCTACTTCAGATGTAGATTCTGCAAGTGATCCTGGTAGTTCATTACCGTTTGTAATTGAAACATTAATATCATTTAATGATATATTTGTTGTTGTACCATTTGGTGCTGTCAGAACGAGTGTAGAATCTGCACCAGTTTCATCTGTAAAGAATCGATTGTTTTCGTTATTTGGATCTGGTATTCTAAATCTTGCAAGATTATCCAATACAACATCATTAAATGTTTCAGTTTCCTGATAGACAAATTCGTCCATATTCATGAATGCATAATAAGCTTCAAGGAATGATTTTAATTTAGCTCGATCTTCTAAAATGTCGGGAGGTATTAATTGATCAAGACGAATGTCTTCTTTCGTCTCGTGTAAAGTTGAATTTTCAACCTCTATAATACTAGGTGATAATGAAGTTCTATGAGCCATTACTTAAATCTCGATGTTGTTGTATATGTAATTGAGCCTGATGAACCTGCAACAGCAATAGTATCAATTTCTGGTGTAATAGTTACGAATGCATTATCAATTGAAATTAATTGATCTCTTTTTGGAGCAAGGTCAAGTGAGTTTGGTATAATTGTTAATCTTATTCTATTTGTATTATTTGGTCTAAAATTATATAATGTAAGTTTACCAAGTGCTGGCTCTAATAAACCAGCATCACTAATAACAGTTACATTAGTACCACTTACAACTTTATAAACAAAAACTCTTCGATTCACTGAACCAGTAATTGGTTCATCTCCAAAGAAATGTTCAGTAGTTGGAGCTGCTGCAAGACCAAATGCTGTTGATGTAAGAATAAAATCAGTTGATGAACCTGATTGATAGAATGGAGCTACAAATGTAAGAGTATGATTTTGTAACTCGACAACACTATTCGTATCAACGGTGGGTGTGATATATTGAAACATTCTTGGTCTTACAACAGTGTTTAGTATTGATGGATCACTATTATCAATTGCTCTTGTCAATTGTGAATGTCTAAACACACCATCAAATTTATTGAGGTTATTAAAGTTATAATCAGAAATTGTATCTCTGACCACAGTTTGTAATTCAACAGAACTTCTGTCTGTTAGGTTTGGATTATATTTAAAGAATGTATCTAATTCTAAATATGTAAAGTTTGGATCAACAATTTGTGGTGTGATCGATACTACATTTTTACCTTTTAATATCGCGCCAGTGATATCTGTTTTCTCAGCAGTTGTTAGTGTTTCGGATAATAATGGTTTAATTGCAATATAAACTCTTCCATAATCTGGTGGATCATTATCTTCTCCACCCCATGTTGATATTGAGTCAATATTACTAAATTCCTTTTTAATAATTGCAGCATAGTCGTCTGATGTCACAGCTCTGTTTTGAGTTGTAAATGTTAAAGGTGCATTAAATCGAATTGATTCTAATGTTTCTTGATCAGCACCACCCGATGCATTAACTGCTGTTGTTAATGTGATGCTTGAATAACCACCAATGTTATCTACCATTGAGAATGTGTTTGCACCATTACTCTCTACACCTTCAGTAATA